TTTGCGAAGCTCTACCAATAGATACACCAGCAGTCATACGATAAGAGATGTTCATTAATCTACGATCCTCTTGAGTGAAGTGGCAGTATCTAACTAACCAATCGCTATCTGTTAATGCTTCCTGAGATGGTGAGCTGTGATCTAAATTTAATTTTTTATAATATTGTAATGCAATATCTTCATCTATATTTTTTATAGACGCAGTAGAATTATTCTTTGTTAAATCAATAACCATTTTAAACCTTTCATTGTTTGAAGTACCATAATCTTATTGGTTATTAATGTCAAATAAATAATTTAAAATATGTATTGACTATAATAACCATATAGTTTATACAGTATTTAAACAACAAAAGAAAGGGTTAAACAATGAAAGATAAGTTAAATAAACAAACTAAAAAACTGTTACAAAATTATCACAAAACATTTGATTGTTTTGGTAATAGAAAAAAAGTTAAGAAAAAAGCATACGAATGGTATGTAACTACAATTGAAAATAATAACTTTGAATATGTTATTAGTAAAAAGAATAATACTTTTTATATTAATAAAAAAATACCAAACAAAAGTTGTTATCCAAAATACTATAATCAAAACTATGCTGGTCAATTTATACAAATACAATTTGACAAAGCAAAGTCATTAAAAAAAGCTAAAGAAATAATAACGAATGATAAGGAGATGTAATAAATGAAACATAAACTATTAAAATTTCAGGAGGATAATAAGTTTAGCAATAATGATATGGCTAAACTCTTTGGATTAAAAGGAACTAATCCAATGGTAACTTATTTAAGGTGGAGGAATTGCCAAAGGTTGCCTCATCCTAAACTAATGAAAGTTATTACAGAAAAAACTAATAACTTGTGCACACCCAATGATTTTTATGAGGCATGGTATGCAAAGCATAAAATTTGAAAAGGTTATAGTTGTTTGGCAAGATATTAATAGTTGCGATAACGCATGGAATACTGAGGAGGATTTAAAAAATCTTAAACCTGCAATATGCACTACGATAGGTTATCTTTATGAAGACAATGATAACTTTATTAAAACTTTTGCCACTTATTCTATTGATCCAACAACAGATGAGCTAGACGTAGGCGACTGTGTTGTTATCCCAAAGGGTGTAATAGTTAAATTAGAAAAATTGGAAAGTTGATATGTTAGATAAGCAATTGGAAGTAGAAGATGTCATAGAAATGTATGACGAAAAAATCTTAGTTCTTAAAAAAGAAATAGATAGGTTAAACGAAGAGATACAAGTTCTTAATATTCAATTGATGCAAGAAAGAGCTAAGAACAATGATTGATTTAAAGAACAGAGGATTTAATGATCTTGAAGTTATAATTCATAGATTAAAAAAGCATGTAATTATTTTAGAAAGATTAGCTCTTGAACAGCATAAAGAAATTAAAGAATTAAAATCTAAATTAAAAGATCAAATTAAATCTGATAATTAATGGCAAGAGATATTTACTTTAATAAAGCACGAGTTAATTGGTACAACGAATGGCATCGCCAGATACAGAATGATCATTGGCGTATGATTGATATAGACTCTTACGAGTATTGTAATGAATGTAGAAATGGCATAGCCATTATTGAAACCACCTATGATGTAGGTAAATATAACAAAGTTGCCTATTTAACAGCAGATATTGGTACTAAACTAGGCATACCTGCATATATCGTTTATTATAACATTGAGGGTGCGGAGTATCCAACGTTTAAGATCGCAAAAATTAATGCCATTTTGGAGGAAATAGACCCTATTTCTGAGGGGTCTTTGGTGTGTTTAAATGAGCAGGAATATATAGGTTATTTAAATTGGTTAAGACAACAGCATAAATGCACATAATATAATGGCTAAATATACTAAGTTAAATGGCGATATAGTGGAACACCCTCTATTTTTAGGCTTACCAGTGAGGAGGAAAGCTCATTGTTTTTCTGTGTTGGTAATGCTTTTAAGGTACGCTAATTATAAAACTGGCGAGTGCTACCCAAGGCTTTCAACCATTGCCAAGCCTCTAGGTTTATCAAATGTCACAGTTTATAAGTGCATTAACACAATGATTGAAGGCGGCATACTTTTAAAGGAACGCTTACCTTCTACTAATTTATACAGAATTAACCCAGAATTTATCCACAGTGATATTAAAACTGTTAAGATCACTACCCCAAGTGATATTAAAACTGTTAAGGGGGATATTAAAACTATTAAGGGGGGTATTAAAACTGTTAAGGTATTAATAGAACATAATATAGAACAGTATATATATAACATAGACAAGATCATAAATAATAATAAAGGTGATAAGGATAGAATAGTTTATTTAATCGCACAGGCTATTCCCCTGCCAGAATTAAACAACCTATTACTACAAAACATTCATTCATATTACGTTAGGTTAGCCATAGATAAACATAGGGAAATGCTGCGTCAGAAAAATTTGTTGCCTGAAAGTGTTGCTAAGACACAGATAAGCCAAGCATTAAAGGCTAATGGTAAGAAGCGATCAGCAAACTATGTAGCCAAGGTAGAATATAACAAACGAAATGGTATCAAGCCATGGGAAAAATGATTAAACATTTTTCACATTTAACATGGGAGAAGAAATGATATGCCAGGAAGACCAAGCAGAAAGATTACTTGCATGGCAAATAAACGAAGAACAAATATTAGATGTTCAGCCAAGGGGTTTTTGGTCAACACATTTAATGCTGATGGTACGCCTAGGTATCTTTGTAGGATGCATGGGGGACAAGCATCAGATAATTTCGGTGTTAAACATAAGCAAGGAAGAGGTGGTTTTAAAAAGCCAGGTTATGATGATGAGGATAGGATTAAGTTGCTATCAAATTTAAAACAGTTTAAAAACAAGCCAATAGAATATGTCAGAAATTACTACAACACAACAATCAAAGAACGAATTGATAATAAACGATACCGATCTGAATACAGTAGAAGAGCTGCTGACAGAAGGTTTAACGCTTACAGAGATTTTTACGGATCAAAAAGTCTTACCGATAACCTTACACAAATTCTACTCTTACTTAAGAAAGCCAGAAAACAAAGAGATCAAAGCCAGAATTGATGAGGCTAGAAGGCAAGGGGTTCAAACTTTAGTTGATAAACTATTACAAATTTATAATACAAATTTAGATGATAAAACCTTAGATCCTGCTGTGGTAGTGTGGACCAGAGATAGAGCAGCTATGGTTAAGTGGGTTGCTTCTAAGATTTCAGATATTTATTCTGACAAGCCAAAGGATATTAATATTAATAAGCAACAATCAATTGTTGTTAGTTGGTTAGACTCTCCTGAGTTAGAACAGAAATATACTCAGTATGAAAAGATAAACGAAGAAAAAAAAGAAATTATAGAACAGTAATTATTTTTTATAATTCCAAGCTATAACAAAATACAAAGCCAAGATAAGCAAGCCAAGTTCAAATATATTATAGCTTAGAATTAAATCATTCATTAGTTAAGCATTATATACATAATTGAAATTATACCAATCATATTGATAGCTCCTAAAAACAAAGCCAGGAGATGATAAAATGTTGTCATTGTGCGTACTCCATTTCGTAGTTGTCTTCCATTATTTTATGATCCAACAAACGTCTAGTGTATAATTCATACTCTATGATTTGTTGGTATATTATTTCTTTAATACCCTTTGAATGAACGGATCTATATAAATCAAATTCATTTAAAAGTTTTTCATCGTCAAACGTGCTAATGTATTCTTTCATTGTTTGAATTGAATTCATTATGCTGCCTTTCTTTGTTTGTATTTAGCAAAAAAAGATATAGCCAAACGAATTATTCTTTTTGCATTTTGTTTGTTATCAGAAAACAAATATCGGTTTTTTTCATAACCAGAATTTAAAAAATCTGATAACTCTTTGTTGTTAAACTTAGCTATCGTTTTATTTTTGTAGTCTATAACGTACATATTATAACCCTTTCAGTTGTTATATTTATACTAAATACTATCATAACCAATATGTCAATCTAGTATTTGATCTTATATTTTAAGATCTCATTAGCCTATAAAAATCATAGGCTAATAAGTTGTTAAAATTATGCTGCGTCTTTTTTTCTGAACTGTTGAATAAATTGGTATGTTTCAACATCATTAATTATTTCATTTCTCTTTGTTGAATACCAAGCATAAAAAGCTGTATTATCTTCAACATGAATATTAAAAAACTTGCTTATTAAATCTTTAAATTCATTATTAAAAGATTTGTATTGTTCAGTAGTTATTTTCATTTAAGCAACCTCCATATAAGTTTGTTTGATATATTCATCAGATGCAGCTTGTGCCTGTTCTATTGTTTTAGCATTATAATTAGTAAAACAATCAAGTGCATGATGATCTCTACTTCCAGTTTCATCTATTGAATAAACATTAAATGTAGAAGTTCCATACCATTCTACTTCTAAATGATCATATTCAAAAACTACTCTTATTTTGCTTTTCATATTATTTACCTTTGTTGTTTAATTAAATAACCTTTTAGGGTATGAATAATAATAAGTAAATACATAAAATGAACTAAAATATTAAATAACTGATTTTATTATCTTATTTCTTTATATCTATATTTTACGCCAATTAAAAAAGGGAAAGGCAAAAAGAGAAAATTATATAAAAGAGAAATAGCTTTAAACATATCCTGGACATTGGACCAGTTTATCAACAGCTAACTATTAGATTGTATTTTAGGAATTTAATAGCAACTAATATTAAACAATAGATGAAACAAAATCATTGGTTGTGTGTGTAAGTATTAAGATTAAAACATCAATAAAAGATCCTATTTATAATCACATCCAATCGTTTGCTTCTTATGCGTTTATAATTCGGTGTCACATATATATCACAATGTGTTGTATAAATGTCACAGTATTATATTAATACAACCATAAATATATTTCCGATAATTAAACGTTATCGGAACTTTACTATAATAGATTATCTATTCCTACAAGCTCGCACAATTTCAGATTGCACACCCCCCTATACCCCCATAAACACGCCGCCATTTTTATTATATATATACATGGGACTTTTTAGGATACCTTTAGCCAGTCAGCCTTCCACAGGATTCCGCCGCACCAAAGTTTACAAAAACATAAATGGGTATATCCACAAAACAACCCGCACCTTTTTCCTTTGCCTGACCACCTTAATATAATATTAAAACACTACCTATTGTAGTATGTTTGAAAATATGCACCAAGATGATGATGACTTTTACAACTCTAACGTCAAAGCAGTTGTATTTATAGAAAAGGATAATTCCATAACTGTTAAGTTCACAGGATTTGAAAGCAAAGAACATTCAGCAATATTTAGTTCTTGGTTAATGATGTTATTGAATATTGAGAATGCAATCATAAATGATGCAAAGTCTAAGGCAATCCATTAATGACACAGATTACAGAAACAGTAATTAACAGTGGAACTGTACAATACAAAATTCCATACTACCCAAGAGAAAAGCAAATAGAACTTCATTTCAATATGAAGAAATATCGCTGGTCAGTATTAGTCTGCCACAGAAGGTTTGGCAAAACAGTTTGTATGATTAATCATTTGCTTATGTCAGCACTACGTTCTACTAACAAAGCACCCAGATATGCCTATATAGCACCCACCTTCAAACAAGCTAAATCAATTGCATGGGATTATATGAAACAATACACATCATTAATACCAGGTGTTAAATTTAATGAAACAGAATTACGTTGTGATTTACCTAATGGATCTAGAATAACATTATTAGGTTCAGAGAACTCAGATGGATTACGAGGTATCTATTTAGATGGTTGCGTTATTGATGAGTATGCAAACGTACAAGGCAAACTATTTACAGAAATTATTAGACCAGCATTGTCAGATAGAAAAGGATGGTGCGTATTTATTGGAACTCCACAAGGAACTAATAATAACTTCTATGAATTATATCAGCATGCACAAGGCGATAAAGAATGGTTTAACTATAAAGCTAAAGCATCTGAAACTAAAATAGTTGATCAAGCCGAATTAGACGCTGCGAAAAAAGTAATGGGTGAAAAGAAATATCTACAAGAGTTTGAATGCGATTGGATTGCAAATATAGAAGGTGCTGTTTATGGAGATATTATAACTAAGATGGAAGATGCTAGGCAGTTAACAAGAGTGCCTTATGATCCAAGTCTTCCTGTTTCTACTGCGTGGGATTTAGGTGTGTCAGATCATTCAGCAGTTATATTCTTTCAACAAATGGGTAGAGCTATAAACATTATTGATTACTACGAAGAACGTGGTCAAGGATTACCGCATTATATTCAAATGCTACAAAGCAAAGATTATGTTTATAAAGATCATTTTGCACCCCATGATATTGAAGTTACTGATTTTAGTAATGGTAAAACAAGACGTGAAGTTGCTTATCAATTAGGTGTTAATTTTAAAGTAGTTCCTAAGATTCCTTTTGAAGATGGAATACATGCTACCACAATGTTATTACCTAGATGTTGGATTGATACAGACAGTTGCAAAAAACTTATAGATGCGTTAAGACACTACCATAGGAAGTTTATAGATAAAAACAGAATGTTTAGATCTAAGCCTGTACATGATTGGAGTTCACACGCTTGTGATGCTATGCGTTACCTTGCAGTTGGAATCCAAGAAATAAATACTAGACAATCTGCACCGCAAAGTGTAGCTGATAGTAATTACAAAATTATATAGGATTTTATATATGGGTTTTTTATCGCCAAAAATGCCAGCGTTGCCACCAGTGCAACCATTGCCAGAACCACCTTCTACTAAATTGTCAGAAGAAGAAGAGGCAAGAATTAAAGCTGAACAAGACGCAATTGAAAGAAGACGTAAAGGTAGAGCAAGTACAATATTAACATCTCCATTAGTTGAAGAAGCAACGACAGAGAAAAAAACTTTATTAGGAATGTAATATGGGTGGTCCAATACCAAATCCTTTTAAATCTCCATCTGCTCCTGCACCACAACCTGTAGCTACTGCACCAACTACTGCAGAAGTATCTCAAGCTACAACAAGTGATATGGATGAAAAAGGAATTAGAAGAAGAAGACGTGGTAGATCTCCAACAATACTTACAGGATCAGCTGGTCTTTCAGAAGGTGCAACTTTAGGCACACCAACTTTATTAGGATAAACAATGGGTGAAACGGATTTAGTAAAAGATCTCTTAAAGAGATTTGGAAAATTAGTAACACAAAGACAAACTTGGGAATCGCATTGGCAAGAAGTATCAGATTATATGATGCCAAGAAAAGCAGATGTAACTAAAAGAAGATCACCAGGAGATAAAAGATCTGAATTAATATTTGATTCATCACCATTACATGCGGTGGAATTATTATCTGCATCTCTACATGGTATGTTAACTAATCCATCTACACCATGGTTCTCATTAAAATTTAAAAATATAGATTTAGTAGATGAAGATGCAGCTAAAGAATGGTTAGAAGATTCAACTGAGAAAATGTATGAAGCATTTAACAGATCTAATTTTCAACAAGAAATATTTGAACTGTATCACGATCTAATTACTTTCGGTACAGCAGCAATGTACATTGAAGAAGATGAAGAAGACATAGTAAGATTTTCTACAAGACACATTGGTGAAGTTTACATTTCAGAAAACAATAAAGGAAAAGTAGATACAGTATTTAGAAAATTTAAATTAACAGCTCGTGCTGCAATTATGCAATTTGGAGAAAAGAATGTTTCTAAAACAACTAGAGGCATTGCATTAAAAGATCCTTATGAAGAAATTACAATTCTTCACGTTGTATATCCAAGAGAAAATTACGATCCTAGAAAAAAAGATAACAAGAATATGCCATTTGCTTCTTGCTATATTGAACCAGAAAACAAACACGAAATATCTCAATCAGGATTTAATGAATTCCCATACGTTGTACCACGTTATTTAAAAGCATCATTTGAAATCTATGGAAGATCTCCTGCAATGACTGCATTGCCAGATGTTAAGATGTTAAATGAAATGTCTAAGACAACTATTAAAGCTGCACAAAAACAAGTTGATCCACCACTATTAGTTCCTGATGATGGATTTATATTGCCAGTAAGAACAGTACCAGGTGGATTAAATTTTTATAGAGCAGGTACTAGAGATAGAATTGAACCATTAAACATTGGTGCAAATAATCCATTAGGTTTAAACATGGAAGAGCAAAGAAGAAATGCAATTAGAGATACGTTTTATGTAAATCAATTAATGATGCAATCTGGACCACAGATGACTGCAACAGAAGTTGTACAACGTAACGAAGAGAAGATGAGATTACTTGGTCCAGTTCTTGGAAGATTACAATCAGAATTATTAAGACCATTAATTGATAGAACTTTTGCAATATTACTTAGAAAGAAATTATTTAAACCAGCGCCAGATTTCTTATCAGGTGTAGATATTCAAATTGAATATGTATCACCATTAGCTAAAGCACAAAGATCTTCTGAACTACAATCTATTATGAGAGCGATTGAAATATTTGGATCACTTGCACAAGTATCTCCAGTAT